TGGTGCTTGAGAAAGGCTTGCAAAAGTTTGGCGTTGCAGGATCGCAGGCGATCGACGATGTGATCGCCAAGGCCAACGAGTTCGGCAACCTTACGCTCTTCACGCAAGAGGATTACATCCAGTCGGCAAACATCCTCACCAGCTTCACCAGCATTGCGGTGAGCGAGTATGAGCGGGTGATTGGCGTGGCTGGTGATGTCGCGCAGGTGATCGGCACTGATGTAACGTCTGCCACCACGCAGCTGGCCAAGGCGCTGCAGGAGCCGACAACTGGCCTGACTGCGCTTAGCCGTTCTGGCATCCAGTTCAACGAACAGCAGAAAACGCTGATCAAGTCGTTGGTTGAAAGTGGCAACCAACTTGAAGCTCAGAACTTGATCCTTAGCGAGATTGAGAAGCAGTATGGCGGTGCTGCTATCGCAGCAGGCAGCGAAGGGTTGGCGGGGAAGATCGACCTGCTAGGCGAGAACTTCAACGATCTGTTTGAGTCAATCGGCAAAGCATTGGAGCCGTTGGCCGGTCCGCTGATTGATGGCGCGGCTGCTGCGGTTGAAGGGTTTTCTGTGATCGTTCAATCGTTTGGCGATTTCTGGCAATTCATATCAGACAATATCTTTCCGAAGTTTGTCGAAGCCTTGCGGCCTGTTTATGACACGTTAAGAGACGTGTTCGAGGGCATTGATTTTGAGACAATAAAAAACATTATTGAGAACACGCTGATCCGCGGGTTTGAGGTTACGGCTGAAGTGATCGGCGCCGCGGCACGTGCATTCCAGCGGTTGGTGGAGTTTATCAAGGCTTCGCCGCTGGCAGCAGCAATTGACGTAGCGGTTAAATCGGCTGGTTTTTTGGCTGATAAGTTTGGCTTCACGAAGGATACGGTTGCGCAGTACAACAAGGAGCTTGACGCAGGTCGAGCAGATCTTGATGCACAGAAACAGGCCGCGGCCGATCTAGCCAATGAGGCTAGGCTGCGTTCTGAGGCTGAGGCGCAGGTTGCGTTAGAGCTTCAAAAGTCAACTGAGGCTGCGGTTGAGCAAAGCAAGTACAGCCAGGCGCTGCTTCAGTCCGAAATCCAGATTGCCCAAGCAAAAGGCGATCAAGCTACAGCATCAGAGAGCCAGATCCAGCTAAACAACGAAGTCGCTCGGCAAAGGATCGCAGAGATTAGCCTGCAGCAGCAAGCCGGGAAGTTGACTGAAGAGCAGGCAAGAACTCAGACAAAGATTGCTTTGTTGCAACGTGACACAGCAAACGAAGTTGAGGAAACAAAAGAAGGTTACAGGCGGCTCAAAGAAGACGCAGACAGGCTGCTGGATATTACTCAAGGCATATCAAACGCCGAGCAAAACAGGCTTAACACAATAATCCAACAACAAAACGCCACAGCAAATTTTCTTGGCGGCCAAGTCGAATTGCTCGGGATCTACATTCAGCAGCAGCAAGTCGCGCTCCAAAGCGCAGAAACGCAATCCGAACGAGAGCGAATTGCGCAGCAGATATACAACCTAACAGTTCAACAGGCTTCCCTTGAGCGTGATGCGAACAAGGCGGCAATTCAAGCTGAAGTACAAAAAGCCACGCTGGCAGTAGATTCTGCGGCCAGAAAGCGGCAAGAGGTGCAGATTGAGGCACAGCTTGCCGCTGCTAAGGGCCAATACAACCAAGCATTTGCAGAGGCTCTAAGACAAGCAGGCAGAGGTTTGGAGTTAGCTCAAAAGCAGCTTGATGCGACTAGGCAAGCGGCTAGCGTGCAAAACGTGATTGCCGATGCAACGTTCAGGGCAAAGGTTGAGGCTGCAGGTTTTGCCAAAAACATGGCAGGCGCAGAGAAAAACACCTCTGCCACTGCTGATCAGATGGACCGGCTGGCCGAGTCAACCAACAGGGCTGGCAACCTTGCCGGTCTGCTCAAAAGTCGTTTTGGTGAAGCGGCAAACAACGTTTTGTTTAGCGCAGCATATGCAGCAGATTTTAACGAATACACCAAAAAGGGGATCAACCTTCAAGGCGAGTTCAATAAGCTGCAGGAAAAATACCTAGCGATTTCTAGGAAAATTAACGAAGAAATCTACAAGGGCAAAGTTTCATCAGCTCAGCAGCAGTTGGCTGATCTTGGCATTTCCGAGGCGTTAATCAGACAGCTTACGGCGACAGTCAGAAACCGCAACTCGGCACTTGGCGGTTTCAATGTGCCGTTCGCTGAAGGTGGTTACGTCACGCGACCAACCCGCGCATTGATCGGTGAAGGTGGAGAGAGCGAATATGTGATCCCATCTAGCAAGATGGATGCAGCCATGCGAAACTACAGCGCAGGTCGTCGTGGTGATGCAGTCCTAAACATGGCCACCCCACAGATCAACCTCACTACAGGCCCTGTGATGCAGATGAACGGCACTGATTACGTCACCAAGGCCGACATGACTCGCGCGATGAGCAGCGCCGTTAACCAGACCATTCAGACGATCACAAGCACGCCTTCGCTGCGTCGTCGTATGGGGGTTGCACGATGACCAAAGGCATTGCCGCTTTTCTGACGATCAGGCAAAGCGACTTCAATACCGTTGTGGCTAGGTATCAGAGCTATTGGCCTGGCATCACGGTGAGCGGTCATGTCTTCAAGCCTTTTACTGCTGGTGCCATCACGTCGAACTCATCAGGCGGCCAGCAATCGTTTGCGATTGAGTTTGGCCTTCAGGCAGCCACTGAGCAGATCATTGAGGTGAGCGCTGCGAATGATTACATTTACGATTGCGAGCTGAAAGAGTTTATCCCAACTGCAACCGGCGTGCCGCCTGCAACTCTCACTACATTCACGAGATTCACTGGTGAGCTGTTGAGCGCAGTTAAGACTGACAGCAGCATTACAGTAGAGATTGGAACCAGCCTGGATCCAGTCAAAGCGCAGGCACCACCGCGCAAGATGACTAACACGCTAGTAGGTGAACCGCCGCAGGTATGACAAACTACATTTCACCGCAAGGCCCATCATCTGCGATCAGCACAAATCTGCGCAAGGATGAGCGTGTCTCCTTGCAGTCAGTCGATACTGAACCAACGCAGCAGCAGCGTGTGGTGGAAATTGGCAGTTCCATCCCGCTGGTGTTTGGTGTTTATGAGATTGAAACCAATACTGGTGGCGTTTGGATTACGCCGCCTGCAGCTCGTTATGGGATTCAGTTTTCAGACACGACAGGCCAAAGATTTTCTTTTGGTTTGATCATTAGTGATGGAGAGCTGCCTGCAATACCAATTGAGGATTTGTATAAGGGTGCTCTTTCGTTTGATACACTTTTAAGTCCAAACGCTGTGACTACTTACGGCGGGCTGGCCACAACAGGGTTTGATTATACGTTGACATATGTAACGGCTGGCAGTCCAGCAACGGGCACGCCTGGCGGTTACGGCATTGAAGCAAATTCAACAAACTTTCCGGGGACACTTCAAAGTGGCCCAGGCAGTGGAACATTCATCCCGCCGGGCGGTGGTGGGTATCACTACCGCACAGAGGGAACAGCTGGCCAGACAGTAACAATAAGTGCCGGTTCGACTGCAGATATTGCAAGGATCAATTCCTACACAGTTGGCGTTTTTGATGGCAACTTTGCCCCTGTCAACGTAACAGTTGATTTTTATGTTGGGTCAATGTTGATGGAGTCCGTAAGCACTCGGAACTCGCTTCAACTTTATGAAATGACCAGCACAATTGGCCTTACAATTCCGCAAGGGACAGGCGGTCTTAAGGCGGTTGTGACCATACCTGTCGATGCTTTTATCTATTACCGCCTTTCCTACAACCGTTGGTTTTATTTCGCGGCCTCCCCTGATTACTCTCCCGGCAGCCCGCTTGTTAGCAGTACTTTGGCTCTGTTCCCTGGCAGTGGTGGCAGCTTTGAGGGCATGACAACCCTTGCTGTGACTGGCGGTTACACTGTCGGCTATGAAGATTCATACCCAGCGCAGCAAGTGCGTTGCTTTATTCGCAACGGCTTGATTGTTGACAAGGTGCAAGGCGGCAGTGGTAGCTCAAGCAGCTTTGCAGATCTTGCATACTACCTGCTGCGCAAGACGGGCAGCGTCGCAGCTCAAATCATATCTCTGCCTTCTTTCCAACAAGCGGCAGCGTTTAACGAAGAAATTGGCTTGCCATTTAACGGCATTTTGACGAATAGCGTTAATCTGCGCGACTACTTAAGCAGTGTTGCCCCGTATTACCTGCTGCGGTTTGTGCAAGCTGGCGGGCAATACATGCTAAAGCCATTGCTTCCTTTGACGGTTGACAACAAGCTGAACATTGGGCCGATTACGCCAGCAGCAACCTTTGACAATAGCAACATTGTTGCCGGATCATACCAGAAAACATATCTGCCAGCGGATAGGTTGCGACCTTTTTGTGCGCTGATGTCATGGCGATCCCAGACAGGTGCCGTGTTTCCGGTGTCACAAGTTACGGAAGTCCGGTATCAGGGTCTTGCGCTTGATGGACCATTTGAGCAGTACGACATGGAGGAGTTTTGCACTGACTACCGTCACGCTGAAGCGATTGGCACTTATATCATCGCCAGCCGTCGCTATACCAAGCACACCGTAAGCTTTCAAACCACGGCAGCATCTGCTGCATTGTTGCCTACCGATGTGATCGAAGTGGCATGGACCTATGAAGCGCAGGGCGTGCAGCAGCAAACAACAGATATGTATCAGATTGATTCCGTTATTGAAGATCAGGCTGGCTTGTATCGTATCGAGGCTACGCATTTTCCTGTTGATGCCAACGGGCGCAGCTTGGTAGCGAATGAAGTTGCGCAGATCCTTGAAGTGCAATTGCCTGAATATGAACCTCCGGCCTTTGGTACTTGGTCTAGGCAAAAGCAAAGTGCAATCACTTCAGGCGACATTGGAAAGTGGTATCGGGCTTCTAGCGATACGTTGCAGCTGTCTAATTTTGATTTTAACGGCGTCGATTTGTCTGCTGAACTAGGAGCATGGGGGCCCGGCGATACTTTGCAACTTTCAATTGACGATTTTATCCAAACAAGCATCGTTATTGATTCGATTACAGATGAATCAGGTGGAGCAGATCAGCGATGGATTGTGCAGGCAAAATCTGCTTTTATTACATTGCCAGATGGCGGTTTAGCCATTCAACGCACTGCTGCAGTGCTTTTGGCGTCGAAGTATAGCTTTGAAGATGGGGAGTCGCAATTTGGCGTATTTGGTTCTGACGTGAGGTCAACAGCTCAGGCATTTGATGGTGTCAAATCAGCTGAGACAGCTTTTGCCTATGCAGACATTAAGTTTACGGATGTCTTCCCCGATCCGAGCAACTTGTACTACATGTGGTCGTGGCGATGCTATAACTCCGGTAATTTTCAAAATCACACGTTCTTTGGAATTCGTGACGTATTGAACGGTGCTGGGTTTGACCTTAAGACGACAGGCAGCACGACAATTTCATTTTTTGGCTCAGGTGCAGGTCAGACCATAGGAATTGATACGTCAGTTCAAAACACATGGAATCATTACTATGTGCAAGTTTATTGGGTAGATGGCTTCAATCAAAGACCAGAAATTAGCCTATGGATCAATGGCTCGCTTGTGGGGAATGTAAAGATTAGCGCTTCTACACCTTACGGCCCACCGATAGGCATCAACGCAGACCTTGGTGATTTTAGGGTAGAAAGAGGAAGCGACACAACAGCTGGCACAAAATACTACGATCTTTGTTTAGGAGGCACTTCTAATAATCCGCTGGCGCAGATGAACCAAAGCACGATTGTGCCAGCTGACATTGAATCAGCGCTTGAGGCTGTTGCGCCAGGTCCTCCATTGATTCTTAGGTTTGCCACGTATGGGAACCCCTCAAACGTAGGAGAGTGGGATTATTTCAGTCAAATTACCCCAACTGTTGAAAATGAAATTCGTTTTAACTATGAAGATTCAAACGGTGTAGATGTTGATTCAGAGCTGTTCCGCTTGCTTGGTAGCAACGTCCAGGTGTGGTTTTCTGTAGATGGCAGAAGCTATGAGCAGCAAACAGTGACATTGCAAAGAAATATAGCAAACACATATTATATTTTGGATGGCGCGGTTCCATCTGCCCCTCGGCAGGGTGAGCTTTTGGTATCCTTTAGCGAGCAGCCAAGGCCAGCACCTGCCTCCATTTATCAATGGGATACCTATGGCAATGAAGGGCTTTCAAACAACTGGAGATTTTTTGAATTTAGAAACCCCGCTGGCGGGCCAGTCTCTTTTTGGAGTGATCAGTTGTTTTTCAATTTTATTGATTCAAATCTAGAGAATATTGACGACTATTTGCTGGGCAGAACAAGCGGTGTCGCTGATGTTTGGATCTCAATCAATGGGGGCTCTTTCCAGCAGTATCAAACGAAACTGATTGGTAGAAATTCGACAAATAGCAGTTACCGCTTTGAGTTTGGTGCGTTTACGTTTACCGGCATAACTGCTACAGGCGTTTTGCAGCTTTCCTTCTCTGATCCTGGCCCCTGATCAGTCAGGATTTTGCCGCTGTAACCTGTAGGAAAAGGTTGAACGCTATCAATGACTTGGACGCTAGCCAATTCCGTGACTTGGACCGGCAACCGCGCCGAGAACAATACCGCGATGGAATATCTGTTTGACACCTATCTTCCATCCAAGGGCTGGACGACAGGAGCGCATCCAGACGGCAGCAGCTTTAAACGCGTTTTCTCGTATGGCGCAACTGATAGCTTGCAGGGTGGCACATGGCGAAGCTACTTCTGGGCGAACTGGACTAGCGCTACAACTTCAACGAGTTGCACCATTTACGAAGACGCTACTTATACGGCATCGCCAGGTGACTTGGCAACCGACACAACTAACGTAAAAAACATTGAATACAATGACACAAATTACTCTTTCTATGGCGCGAACTGGCGTTTCTGGACAAGCGATCAGGTGGCGAATGCCACGCTAGTCACAAGAAACAAGAAGGTGATGTGGTATCACCCAGGCTTTGATACTGCCGCGTTTGTGCAGGATGGTACGTGGAACGGTACTGCTGACAACCCCAATACTTGCATTTGGCCAATGAATACTGACGGGGCAATGTGGCAGACCAACGCGCCGACAGCTTCTGGGGCAAACGGCGCTGAATATCAGCTTTTGCCGCAACCTTGGTACAACAACAACTTTCAAGGGCTAATGCCAGAGATATTTTTCACAAACTTTGGCATGAATTATTGGAACACTTTCGACTATGGCCCCGCTTTTTTTATCAACCAATCAGACGTGCGCTACCACGTCCCTGCAGCATTGAACGGCAGCAACAGATCGACATATGGATCTCCTCTTAACTTTAACGGAGTTTTGCTGCTTGCCAATAGTCGCTATTGGATACGCTCTCAGGCTGACATGAATCAGCCAAGTCTGATCTTTGATTTTGGCACCTCTGAGCCTGACCTCACCTAATCGCCATGGCAGCTGATTTCACGATCACAGCTACAGAAACAACGCTGCCTGGCGGTATGCCAACGGCAGAGGTGGGGAGCGGCGTCTTCGGATTGATCGCCGTTCTTGAAGCTGATGGTGCGCCAAACAGTAGTTCAAGCGCATCAGTGCCGCCTGCTGCTGGCGTTGACTTTCCTGCGCTAGCACCTTCAGCGCGAACCTTCACGCAAGGATCACAGCCGTTCAGCACTTTTCAGACCTACTCGGGCCTTGAGAATCGTGTGCTGCTTGGCGCCAATCAGATCGGCTTGTCGTTGAGCTTGGGCTTCCAAAACCTTACAGAAGCTCAATACAACCTGATCTTTGCTCACTATCTTGCCGTGCAAGGCGGCTACCTAGATTTCAACCTCAGCCCAGAGGTATTGGCTGGCGTTTCAAGCTCGACCTATCTGCAGCCTGCCTCCTACACCTACCGCTATGCCGGGCCGCCTTCGGTGCAGTGGACATCGCCAGGCGTTGGCAGCGTGAGCGTTGATCTTGTTGCTTCTGTTCCAATTCCTTAGACTCTGAGCAAGGCTTGATCGCGC